CAATGTCTTGTGAACAAGGCCCTCACACTCTAACTAATATTATTTAATAAGTAACCCCAAAAAATTAAATTGGTGTTTAATGACTTGACTTCTTGATCAAATGACAGTATACTGTATAAACAATCATAAATTAACGAGGTTACAATGTATCTAAGCATCGAGGGCGGAACCAAAAAAGAACGAGAATATGTAGAAAGTATGGCTGTTTTTGCAGGCTATAAACTTATGAGTGAAAAACTTGCAAATTCTCTTGAAATAGATATTGAATTAACTCGCAAACTTTACAAAGAAGACGGCAACATTGGGGATATAATTTGGGAAGATAGAAATCATCGTCCTAAACAGTATTCAATGCGTATTGATAACAGCATTAAACTACGTAGACTGTTAGAAACAGTTGCTCACGAAATGGTACATATTAGCCAATTTGCTTCAGGGCGAATGGTTGAAATGTATAAATCTAAACAAACAAAGTGGGAAGGCAAACTCCTTAAAAAAGTTCCAAATTACTGGGATCGTCCTTGGGAAATTGAAGCACACGGTAGAGAAACAGGACTATTTTTGCAGTGGGTTGAAACGATGGGATTGGGGAATGAAGCCTGGACCTGGGACGACTTAGATAAGTACAAACAAGCATATGAGTAACAAATACGAAAACTGGTCGGCTTCTGATGCGATCGAACGAAATCTACTTGACAATGACATACATTATCTCAGTGGCGAAATCTGTGATGAAAATGTTGGTGAAGCAATCAAATGGATTGTTAGTGCTAATCTTGTTAAAAAACCAAAACGAATTTTAAAATTATATGTAAATTCAATAGGGGGCGATTTATACGAATCATTTGCTTTAATTGATATTATGAAAAGCAGTTATCATCCAATTAGCACAATTGGTATTGGTAGTGTAATGAGTGCTGGATTTTTAATTTTTGCAAGTGGCCACCAAGGAGAAAGATATATTGGTAAAAATGCAGGAATAATGAATCATCAACATACTGATTCTATGGAAGCCAAAATGCACGATATGAAAGCACAAATGAAAGAAAACCAAAACTGTGAATTGCGTTGCTTGAATATCTTAAGAGAAGCAACAGGAATGACTATCCAAGAAGTTCGTAATAAGTTTATCAAAAACCCTTCAGATCAATACTATACAGCAAAACAAATAATTGAATTAAACATTGCCGATCATATACTATAATTGGCAAAAAAACTCTTGACATTTTGAGTAAAATTTGTTATATTAGTAACATAATAGAACAAAGGCAGGTATAGGCAATGCACCAAACATACTACAATACAGAAAAAGTATTAGCACAGAGTTTTGCATCTTATCGTATCAATAATAATGAATACGTTAGTGATACTCGAAGATATTCAGAAGATGTTGCTACAAAATTTTCAAACAAAGAAATGCTAATTTATAATCTTATGGCGGCTAAAGATATTGCATTTCGTCCAAAAGACTTTGTTCCTTTTGTACCAACAGAAGAAGATATTCAAAATTCTAAAGATGCTGTTCTATATATAAACAAAGATACTTCTCTGCAACAGATTGCAGGTACGTTATCAGATTATATGAAAAATCTTCTTGTGTGTATTAACAGCGAACAAATACATAAAAACGATTTCGGTGTTGTTGCTGTTCTGCCTAAGATTTATTTTGAAACAAAAAATAAAAAAGAATATAAGAAAAAACTAAAGTCAGAGTTTACTGAGAGTAAACACATAGGGTTACCTGGAGCAATAGTAACAGGTTTATTAAAAATTAACGAAGTAAAATTTGTTGAAAAATTTGGTTGTCATGTTATAAACGGCAACATAGAAAATAATCTTGTTTCATTCTTTAAAAATTTTGAAGCAGGAAAGCCTATACCCGAACAAGGCTCAACTATAAAAATTAAAGGTAAAGTTAAAAGACACGGCGAAAACTTTGTAACAAAGTTGCCAGAAACACAGTTAAATTATGTTAAGATTATCTAAGTATAGTAGTACGTATTTTGTAAAAGGAATTAAGCCAATGAGTGACGAGCGTGAGTACGTAGAATTTGCCGACGCCTTAGAAGATGACGATTGGGGTTTAATTATTGGCGCCGACGGTAATTTAAAAGGACTTTTTATACCCGAAGGTAAAGAAGATGATTTGGTACCTGAAAGTATAGTATACATCTGCGAGAAGTATTTCGGAGTGGACTTATCGCAAGATGATCAACCAAACACACTTCACTAACAAAGGAGACTAATGACAACAATAATAGTAAGGAACGGCAACGTTGAAAAAGCATTAAGAGTTCTTAAAAGAAAACAAAAAAAGGACGGAATAATGCAAGAACTAAAGGATAGACAATACTATCAAAAGCCAAGCGAAAAGAAAAGACTGGCTAAGAAGCGTGGAATCGCAAGATGGAAAAAGGAACAAGCAAAGCGTGAACAGATGCTTTAATTATAACGGCGAAGGATATGTTGAGGAAAGCGGAGCGTATGAGATACGCCAACCGTTCGGTCCAGGAATCTATATTGGAAAATTTACAGATGATGAAGTAAAGTTTCTCCAACACCTATCTTATAAAGCAAAAGAAAAAGGTGATTCTATGGGTCAAACACTTGCAGGTAATATTAAAGGTCAATACGATTTTAAGAACATTGGTACACCAGAAGAGCAAGAACGCTTTATGAAACTAATGGCTTCGCACGTAAATAATTTTTTACGAAGTGGCTTACAGGTTAGTAACCTTGACGAAATGCCAAGCGAAGAAGAACACGATGTTGCTATTCAATTACAAGGATATCCTTGGGTAAACTTTTCTAAAGCAGGAGAGTTTAATCCTATGCATACACATCCTGAAAGTATTATTAGTGCAAGTCTGTATGTTGATATTCCAGAAATTATTGCAAAAGAAAAAGAAGAAGTAAAACAACATAGCAATCAACCAGTACCAGGGGATATTATTTTTACCGGAGGGTTGATTGATAACATATGGCAGGCAAGTCATATTAATTATACACCTAAAACAGGTGACTGTATTTTCTTTCCAGGAGGAATGCATCATGCAGTATATCCTTTCAAGAGTGATGTAGAAAGAGTTACATTAAGTTTTAACATTGCCCAGTTCGGGTTTGTTAGGAAGGATTCTAAACAAGTTAAACCTTACAAGATGTGGGTAAACAATTATGACCATTAATGTATATTGGGCAAGAGCGATTGCTCCAGGTAGTGGAGAAAGACACTTTATAAGTGGATTGAGATTTCCAGAGCCTGTATTCCTAAACAAACATATTGATTACAAAGAGTATCTTGGACCGGACCTATTGCACTGTCCAGGCATGGTTGATGAAATGACTCGTACTGTTGTTATAAAAAGTCCAGTAACAGTTTCTTTAGAATATCAAGATGAAGGTAATTTAAAAGTACACAATCAAGATCCAGAATTCGGTCAAATATTTTTTGGCCAACCTCAAGGAAAAAACGGAATCCATCAATTAGGTTTTGGATATATTTTCTTTGCAGACAAACCTTTAATGGCAACAAACTTACCTGCATACTATGACGTTAACGGCTATACAGAAAACGTACAAGCACTTTGTGGTAGTTACGACATTGGTAGATGGTTACGTCCGGGTGTAAGACCATTATTCCAAATGAAACCAAATTCAAATAGAATAGACATTAAAGAAGGCGATGCTTTAATGTATGTCAAGTTTAACACAGATGAAAAAATTAATCTTGTAGAATTTAGTCCGCAAGAACTTGATCAAATGGGATTCCATAGTCCTATCAACGACTGTATTACACTAAAGAATCAAAAACCGCCAACACCATTATGGAAGTGTTATGAATACTTTGATAATGCAAGAATGAGCAAAAAAGTACTAAAAATTATCAGAAGGAATATTGTATGATGCAAAAATACAAGGGAAAATTAGACGGATTTTTTAGATGGGTTAAAGGCACAGAACTTGTTGAACTCACCGAAGTTGATGTTTCTGAAGATCCTGTAAGACCCGAACTTACCTTAGATTGGCGTACGGCTAATGGCAGAAAAATATTTGGACTCAAGTACGAAGATGATATTGAAGGGATCATCTGCATTGCATTTACAAATGATGTTCCGCATAGTGTAAAAGAACTTGATATGATGAGTGAACTTGCACATCTAAAAAATGAAAAAAATGTTGCTATTGCATATACAGTTTGGTCACGTAAACGTGGTGCAGGTAAAGAGATTATTAATAAAGTTTTAGAGTTTGCTAAAACAAACGGAATTGAAAGAGTTGTAACATTGTCACCCCTAACACCTATGGCAACACATTTCCATATACGTAATGGTGCAAAACAAATTAGTATCAACGATGCAACACAGAATTTTGAATATGAATTACGAGTTTAACGATTATAGAAACAAACCTGAAGAAGATTTTGGTAAATGGCCTTTTTACTACATACCGAAAAGATTTGTAGGAGGCTGGATACTTAAGACATTGTTCTTCTTTGTACTTTTACCATTATTGCTTTGGGGGAGTTGGTTCAGTAGTTTGAGTACATTTTTTCTTTACTTTCTACTGTATGATGTGTTAGAATATAGTTCATTAAAACAAAGGATAAGAAATGGTGAATAGATCGATGTATGAAGATGTCTGTCAAATAAAATGCACAGACAACGATAAAGTAGTTGAAGCAGAAGTGTTAAGTTTCAACCCAGGAAAAACCTTAACGGTTACTATTAATAGAAGTGTTAAACTATCCATGATACACAAAGAAAGTATTACAGGAAAGAAATACTACTTAGGATCAATGACAGGTTTAGAATTCATTACAGACGGTCCAAAAGAAATCATATTTAAGGAGGGTAGAAGATAATGCCAAATTTAGTACCAGTAGTTATTGAAAAAGAACAACGTGGTGAACGTTCATACGATATTTTTAGTAGACTTTTAAAAGATAGAATTATTATGTTAGACACTGATGTTAATCAAACGTCAGCAAGTTTAATTGTAGCACAGATGCTTTTTCTCGAAAGCGAAATGCCAAGCAAGCCAATTAACTTTTACATCAATTCACCAGGCGGTTCGGTAACAGCAGGTATGAGCATCTATGATACGATGCAGTTTATTAAATGTCCTGTCCACACTATTGTAATGGGCCAAGCCGCAAGTATGGGTTCATTGTTAGCAATGGCTGGCGAACCAGGCAAACGTAAAATTCTTCCTAATGCAAGACACATGATTCATCAACCACTCGGTGGTATGCAAGGTCAAGCAAGTGATGTAGAAATTCAAGCAAATGAACTTGTGCGTTGGAAAAAAGTTTTAACAGATATCTATGTTAAGCACACTGGCAAAACATACGAAGAACTTGAAAAGGACATGGACCGTGACAACTATATGACTGCACAAGAAGCAGTTGACTACGGTTTAGCGGATACTCTTGTAACTAAACGTGGATAAGTTTTGCGATCATACATTTGCTTTATTTGATCACGAGTTTGCGGATCACGCAAGTCATATGTGTATGATTAAAGATCATGCACGTTGTATGGGATTTTTCAAAGCAATCGAAAAACACTGTAAAGGTAAAAAAGTAATTGACTTTGGTGCTGGCACGGGTGTACTTGGAATCTATGCGGCAATGTGTGGTGCAGAAGAAGTTTGGTTTATAGAGAATCAAACTAATCTACATTCAACTATCCATGAACTTTGTGATCTGAATAATGTTAAAAATTACACAATACATTATGATGTACAACAAGCACCGTCAAATTATTTTGATGTTTGTTTAAGTGAAACGTTAGGTGATATAGGTATTGAAAGAAACTTTACACGCATCTATAGTGATCTAATTGCACGTAATCCTGGTTGTATTGCTATTCCAGATAAGATTAATTTGTATTACAGTACATTATTCTTAGAAGAAGTTGAAAAAGAAAAGCGTTACATTGAAAACTTTCCAGTCAATCTAAAACACGATATGCTATATCCGTTACCTGGATTAAGACCAACAAGGCTTGACGATAAACCTTTAAACAATGAAACACTAATGTTTAGTTTAGATTTAAAAAACTATCCTAAAGAAGATGATTTACGATTAATCATAGATGTACCCAAACCTGATAATCATAATTTTATGGTATTCCATTGGAAGGCATTTGCAGAAGGTGAAGAATTTGTAAACAATAATCCCGGACGTAACAGTGATAACTTTAACCATTGGTGTCAGTTAGGGTTTCATATTCCTAAGGACGATACGTTAGGTATTAAACTTGATGTGCAAAAAGGACCTTTTGTACTGTGTGGTAATCCACATAGAGATTTTATTGATAATCCTAAAGAGTATGATGATAAGTTCTATGTTCCATCACCTGATCAATTTGTACAGAACACATCACCAACAGGTATGATTAAATGGACAGTGTAGCACTTAAAAATATTGGACAATTAAGTTCAGCAAATAAGAATAACATTCATGATTTAGTTGATTTCCACGAGTTTATAAAATACAGTAAAGAATATAAGACTAAACAAGAATTTACCTGTGGACCATTTGAAGGCAGTGATGAATGGAACTTACTGAAAGATAACGGAACTCAATACAACATAAACGAATATGGATTTAGAGGGAAGTGGGATCTTTCTAAAAGCAGAAAAGTTAGAATAGGTGTATTCGGAGACAGTTGTACATTTGGTGTAGGTGTTGATGAAAAAGATACTTATGTTTCTTTATTGCAAAATATGTTTCCATCATATGCTGTTTTTAATTTTGGAATGATAGGAAGTAGTATAGATAATATTGCAAAATGTTATAGTGTTGCTGAACGTGTTATAGGCTTTGATTATGCACTTATGTTATTACCAGATTATAGTAGATTCTGTTGGCCACAATATGAAAAGGAATGGCAACATACTAATATGATTTTAGGATCTGGTCTTGACCCTAATAACAAAGACCATACAAAATATGTAGAAAACTATTGGCAAGAATTAGAAATACATAGAACAATTAATTATTTAAATTGGATAAACGATATTGCTACAGATTCAAGAATTTTAAGTATGTGGAGTTGGAGTAAAGAAACAAACAATATTATACAAAAAGTATTACCTAAAAAATTTGCTAATATTAATAGTAAAGTTGTCGAAAAAGATCATGCAAGAGATCACCAACATCCAGGACCGAAAACACACAGGGAAATTGCTGAACGTTGGTTTGAACAAATAATGTGAGGAAACTATGGACATTAAAAAAGAAATTGCAGAATTAAAAGGCATTCCAGTTCAAGAAGAACTTAATAAAATGCTACGCGAAGATATATACACGGTAACTTTTTTAAAGTTAGATGGCGATGAGAGAGTTATGACGTGTACAAAATCTTTTGATATCATACCTGAAGAACATAAACCCAAAACAGATAAAGAACCAAAGCAGGGAACTGTAACTGTTTGGGATATTAATGCAAAGGGTTGGCGTTCCTTTAGATATGACAGAGTAAAGAAATTTGAAAAAAATGCCGAAGTGGCTCAACGGTAGAGCAACTGATTTGTAATCAGTAGGTTGGGGGTTCGATTCCCTCCTTCGGCACCACACACACAGATATATAGTTTAATAACAGGAGATTATTATGAGAGAAGGTGTTTGCGTTCCAAACGTAACATTTAAATGCAGATCAGGCGATGTCGTAGAAGGCGGTGGTTGCGGATTTGACGAAGGTAAATGGACAGATTGTACAACTGAAGATTTCTTTAATGGAAAAAGAGTTGTAATTTTTAGTTTGCCTGGTGCATTTACGCCAACTTGCACTTCTCAGCAGTTGCCCGGATTTGAAGAAAACTATGACGCTATTAAGGAAATGGGCATTGATGAAATTTATTGTGTTTCAGTTAATGACTCGTTTGTTATGAACAAATGGTTAGCAGACCAGGATATTAAACTTGTACAACCTATTCCAGACGGAAATGGTTTGTTTACAAGACAAATAGGTATGCTTGTTGAAAAAACAAATCTTGGATTTGGTCCACGTTCATGGCGTTATGCCGCAGTTGTGAATAACGGCGTAATTGAAAAATGGTTCGAAGAACCGGGCCGTTGTGATAACTGCGATGATGATCCTTACGGAGAAACATCATCAGAAAACATTATGTCATATTTAAAGTCAGCAACAGTGAAAGAATCTGTAGCGGCTTAGATGGCAGAGTAGTTGCGGATCTACTTTAAAAAATCCGCATTATTTTGGAGTTAAAATATATGCATCATCAAACTGATTCTTTACACGATAGTGATTATTTTCAAATCTTTCCAACAGTGATTGGTATGTATAACTTATCAGGCTATCATCCTGCAGAAGAACCAAAAGTTATTAGCATGACTGCAAAAAGTGATATTGAATTCAATTCTGAAAAAGATTTTTTAGATGAAAATAATTTACTACTACTTAAACAAAATATTAACGACTGTATCAAAGCATATTCAAATGAGTATGGTGTAGATTATTATGAAATTAAACACAGTTGGTATGAAAGAATTAGTTCGACCACAGACGGACGAAAATATCCAGATGACACATTTGTTGGATACTACTTTCCAAAAGTACCTTTTAATAGTGCAGGACTAATTATAGATCCGCCATTTAAATCTCCAATTCAAAAACCAAGCGAAAAGAGTGTAAGTATCTATACTGCTCCTAATGAGAAGTTTATTATTAATAGCGGACACTTGATTATCACACCGGCATATCTAACTCGATACTTTACGGTAAACGAATCAAACACAATTGATATGATTGTGTTTACTGTTAAATTGTGTAGATGAGAAGAGACGTTCGTAATCATATAATTAAGTTTTTTAAAGAAGATATTAAGAATAATCCAAAAAGATTTATAGCAGAATTCCTTGGTTTGGTTATGGGTATAGGAGCCACTACAGTTTTGGCGTACACTATGCCTAATCCAAATTTACTTGTTGCGTACATAATGTGGGAAGTAAGTGCATTATGTTTAATTTATGGAGGTGTAAGTAGAGGAAGTGTAGGACTTACCTTTCTTTATATCTTATATTTTGTAATTGATGCTATAGGTTTATACAAGATGTTAACCATTCCTGCGTAATTGGCAAACAAACACTTGACTTTATTAGATTAATTTGTTATACTGTATAAGTTGAATGAGGAAACTCAGTCACAACTTGATAATTTAATAGGAGAAAAGTCAATGACTACTAAAACAACTACTATTCAAGAAAGAGTATTATCTGCTCTTACTGAAGGTAAAGCACTAACAAGTGCAGATATCAAAAACAGATTCAAAGCAGGTAACCCACAAGCGGTTATCCAAGCGTTGAGATTTGCTGGATATCCTGTGTTCTTAAACACAAGAAAAAACAGCAGAGGTGTCGCAGTATCACGTTACGTAATGGGTACTAAGGCTCCAAGAAAAGTAATTGGTGCTGGCTACAAAGCAATGGCAAAAGGTTTATTAGACAACTAATAGGTCTTACATTTATTTTCTTTCAGAAATAGGCGGCTTTATGTCGCCTATTTTTTTCTCTTGACTTTCACCAAAAAATATTGTACTATAACAATTACGCACTCGTAGTTCAGTTGGATAGAACGCCAGTTTGCGGAACTGGAGGCCAGGAGTTCGAATCTCTTCGAGTGCGCCAAATTAAATACATTATATTAGCATAGGTGACAGTTATGACATATCCCAAAAAGACAGGTGAACACTCTTGGACTGTTCAAGTTCAAGAAGATGGCAAGACAAAAGAATTATACTTAGAACTCCCCCCAGAAGCATTGGCCCAAGTAGGTTGGGACATTGGTGATACATTATTATGGGAAGAACTTGACAATGGCAATTGGAGCCTAAAGAAGAAAGATGTATAATGTGGAAGTATTGGTGTAAGGCTATAGGAACAAAAGCATACGATGATGACAGAAAAGCAGACAATGTTGCGATTATACGTTCTGTGTGGGTTATACTACACATTATTACTTGCCTTTTTATTATAATTGGTAACGGTAGAGTATTGGAATTTTGGTAAAAAATCTCTTGACTTTTGATTAAAACTTGTGTATAGTATAACTATTAATAAGGCAAGAGAGGCACAAATGAGAACACAACCGCAAGATATCATAGCAAAACTTGAAGCAGATAATTCAAGACTCGCTAAAGAAAAAATAATCCAAGAAGCAATGCAAGAAGGTCTTGACGAATTCTTTGAAGGAGTTAAGATGTGTCTCGATACATTATATACATTTGGTGTAAAACAAGTTCCTGAAAAAGCAGAAAATGAAGTACTATCTGCACAAGGACTTGCTTGGCCTGTGTTTAAAGAACTTGCTGAAAAACTAAACAAGAGAGAATTAACAGGTCATGCGGCCCGTGATGCTATTGAATTGACTATGGGCATTGCAACAGCGGAACAGTGGAATGGTTTTTATAGAAGAATTTTAATCAAAGATTTACGTTGTGGTGTTAGTGAAAAGACAGTAAACAAAGTTGCTAAGAAATTTCCACAGTATGCAATTCCTGTGTTTACTTGCCAACTTGCACACGACTCTGCTAACCACGAAAAGAAGATGGTTGGTAAGAAACAGGTAGAAGTTAAACTTGACGGTGTTAGAGTTCTTGCAGTTTGTAAGAATGGTAAAGTAGAAACGTTTAGTCGTAACGGCAAACAGTTTCATAACTTTGGACACATCATTGAAGAAATTGAAACAGTATTAAAAGATAACCCATCACCGTATGATTTGGTTTTGGACGGAGAAGTAATGAGTGCTAACTTCCAAGACCTAATGAAACAGGTACACAGAAAGAGCGGAGGCAATGCCACAGATGCAGTACTCCATTTATTTGATATGTGTCCTTTGGATAAGTTTTTGGCAGGTGGTTGGGACAAACCACAATCGTTTAGAAGTCAAGCAGTTAAGGCTTGGGTAGACCAGCATAGTAGCGTTTTAAAGCACGTACAAGCGTTGGACTGGGAAGATGTAGACCTAAGTACTCCTGAAGGCGAAAAACGCTTTGTAGACCTAAATAAAGCGGCTGTAGACGGTGGTTACGAAGGGGTTATGATTAAGGACGTTGATGCTCCTTATGAATGTAAACGATCTCATAGTTGGTTAAAGATGAAACCATTTATTGAGGTATCACTGGAGATTAAAGATGTTGAAGAAGGAACAGGACGAAATGAAGGAAAATTGGGTGCATTGGTTTGTGAAGGCATCGATGACGGAAAGGCTATCAAGGTTAATGTTGGTAGTGGGTTTAGCGACAGCGATCGTGATAGTTTTTGGAGTGATCGCGGCAGTCTTCCTGGACGTATTGTTGAAGTAAGAGCAGATGCTGTAACACAAAACCAAGATGGAACCTATAGTTTACGTTTTCCAAGGTTTAAAACTTTTAGAGGATTTGAAGCAGGAGAGAAAATCTAAATGGATGTAGGACACGGAATAGGATTATTTGTATTAGGAATGATTGTTACTGTCATTTTCTTTATGTTATGGTTTCATGTAATGGAAAAAGAGGAACAAAGGGAGAAAGATAATGTTACACAAGATTAGTCAACTATGTGATAAAATAGACGGACTTAAACGTGATGCTGATAGACTTCGCGAATTAAAATACGGACCAATAAAAAGTTCAAACCAAGAAATTGATAACATGATTGCACAAATACAAGCAGACTGTTTTTTGATTTCACAGGATAGAAGTCCGTATACAAAATTGGAAGGAGGTAATAGTGATGAGTAAGAAACTAATGTTAATTCTTTTTGTAGCAATTACAGCAGGATTTGTTTTATTGGTTGCAACAGTACCAACTAAAGCAGATGAAGTAGCGCCACAAAAGAAACCTATCGAGTTAAAAATAAAAGGTTGGGTGACTGACGAGTGGAATGATATTAAAGAATATCAAGCAAACAGTTGGCAACAAGGTAAAGAACAGTTAGCAAGAAACAAACAACAAATCTTAGATTTGTTTTCAAAAGTTACAAATAATTAATTGTTAGAAGCCATTTTTAGTTGACTTTTTATTTTTTTAATATATAATAGTTAAAACTTCAAGGAGATTAGGAATGGCTTTGACAGCCCCTCGTAAAAAAAGTAAAGTAATCAGAGCATCCAAAGCAAAGAATATCGAACCTAAATGGGATGACTGGAAAGAGTTAGATCCAAAGGCATACGGTAACAGAATACACTCCGCACTTGACTATTATAGATTAGAATGTAAATCTGCTGATTACAAACGTTGGGTTGTTGAGTATATGAGGAGTGATAGTGACTGGGTCAAAGAAGCAAATAAGTTTGCAAAGATTCCTGACAGCAGATATCATAGTACAGTAGGTGCAGTTTGCCGAATGGCTACATTAGGACGCCCGAACGAAAACGAAGCATACAGTAAGTATTGGGAGAGTTTGCCAGGAACATCGGGTGCTGTACGTCCTTTAAAAGATACAATTAATAAATTCTTAGGTGAATTAAAATACAAAGCAGATGCTTTTGCCGCCCAAGAAGAAGAAGAGAAAAAAGCCGAAGAAAAGAAGAAGGAAAATGTTTATGTTCCTTCTATTCAAGAAAGAATACAGCAACAAGCAGTTATTATGGATGAAAAACCTGCTGTCTGGTTAGACGAATGGTTAACAGATGCAGAAAAATTTAATCCAAAAGGTTTTGATTTTAAGAAACATTTTTACGATGTAAAACTTACTCAGGCTCATGCACGTAAGATTAAAGACTTTTATCAAGACGAAATAAATGAACTAAATGAAGTTCTTGATCCGCCGAAACTTAGTAGCAATGCAACCGAACAAGAAAAGGATTGGGCACAGCAACTAAAAGAAGGATACAGCATTTTTAGTAAAACAGAGATTAAGAAAAAGGTTCAAGCATTAGGTTTATATATGGGTGCTTTAGATGTTATTATTAACACAGCAAAAGCAATGCGTAAACCAAGAAAGAAACAACCTCGATCCAAAGAAAAATTAATTGCAAAATTAAAGTATGCAATCAACAATGACAAATTCCAATTAGCAAGTGTTAATCCTATTGAAATTGTAGGGTGTAACGAACTATGGGTGTTTAATATTAAAACAAGAAAGATTGGAAAATACGTTGCTAAGGTTATCGATCCTCTCGGAGCAGAAAGAGAAGGTACAGGATTAAGTGTGAAAGGTACTACAATCACACAATTTGACGAAGAAAAGAGTATTCAAAAAACACTACGTAAACCAGAAGAAAAATTGAAGGAATTTAACGATTCAGGTAAACGTAAACTGACTACTTTTCTCGAAGATATCAATGCTGTTGATATCAAACTTAATGGTAGGATTAATCCGGATACTATACTTCTCAAGTGCGTTAGATAAATAATGTTATGCAGTACAATGACATTGACAATAACGAAATCATTAAGGTAAAACAAGGGTTAGCAGAACTCGGAACCGCTATTGAAACAATAGCAAATCGTGTTGTGCCCCAGCAACCTATCCAAGAAAGACAGTTAACTGGTAATCATATCCAAGGCGGTAAAATTACACAGTTCCGTAGCACAGGTATTACAGACAGTGCTAATAAGACTATCTTGTTGGTTGATAACAATGGCATTACTGTTGATACTGTAAATGTAGATAACATTTCAGGAGACACAACAGTACAAGGAGCATTAACAGTAGAAGGACACCTTGAGTGTAATAGTCTACACGTTAATGAACTTACTGCTGACATTAGGCAAGAAAGAAGTGATTCACTTGTATTTGATTCCAGCAACGGAGACACACCAATTGGTAAAGGTCTTGTGTGGCAAGGCGCAGGTACAATTAAATCATTTATCTTACAAACTAACCCAAATAGGCTATACAGCACAGAACCAATTGATTTGCACAGAGATTCGTCTTATCAAATCGATCAAGTTCCTGTGTTAACAACAGACACTTTAGGCGAAACAGTAACTAAATCAAGTCTACGCACAGTAGGCAGATTACAAGGATTAATTGTCGACGGTGATTTAAACGTTGACGACTTTATATTCTGGGACGGCGCGGCGATGCGTATGTCTATTGGTACAGAAGCACCAAACGGACAGTTAAGTATTAGCAGTGAACGTGCAGAATTTATTATTGATCCTATAAATGAGTCAGTCAAACTTGGAACATATTCTACATCTGAATTACAAGTTATAACTGATAATACACCAAGAATTACAATTTCACAATACGGACACGTTACTATTGGTCAATCAGGTAACAGCGAAACAAAAGTTTCTGTGTTTGGTAAAGTGGGATTTGGTGTTTCTAATCCAAGTGCAAATTTTGAAGTCGCAGGGCCAATCAAGTTTGAAGGTAAGAAGTTTGGAAGAGGAAGTGCCGCTCCAACAACAGGGTTGTGGAGCAAAGGTGATATTATTTGGAATAACGAACCAGTACCAGGTGGGTGGATAGGCTTTATATGTGTACGTGAAGGTACACCAGGAGAATGGAAACCCTTTGGTCATATTGAGGGGTAGACATTGTTTAAAAAATTTAAAGATTTCACAATCGCACGACAAGTAAAGATATGGAGTTGGATTGGTAAAGTAGCACCACTAACTGCTCTAACTGCACTGTCGCTTATTATATTTTTTGATTTCGAAACACTTACAGATTATTTTATAGGACTTACTGCTTTGCTTTTTGCTGTAGTAGCATTTACTTGGTGGTGGTGGGTTATATTTGCTGTAAAAGATTTAAATGAATTACTTAATAAAACTACAAAAAGATTCGAAAGAGTAATTGAGGAAATTAAATCTTTAAAAAAAGATCTTAAAAAATAATTTTTAGAATTCGTAAACTACAACTGTAAGGGCACCGGCATCAACTGCTGATTGTGTGCTTCCTGCTGTTGATACAGCAATATCTACGTGTGTTGTTGCTCGTGTAATATCATAAACAACTTCACCAGTGGTATCCATTCCTGTTACTAATACACTATAGTCTGTTGATCCTGCATAAGCACTTGAGAATGTTAGTCTATAGTTACCTGCACTTTGTCTTGTAGGAGTAATACCAACGCTACCTGACCAACTTGGAGTAACACCTAATGTAAGTTCGCCACCTCTTGTCGGAGTTGGAACACCATTAAATGATCCACTTCCACCTTGAACAGTACCTGTGGTTTGAATGGTTCCACTACCAGCATCAACACCTGCTGTGGTAATTGAGTTAGTTGTAGTTGCACCATAGTCTGTGATTGCTTGAAGGTCATATGCATTTGCATCAACATTCTTACAGAAAATTTCCCAAGTATTTGTATGTGTTCTGTAGAACCAGAATTCAAATACATTAATTGTGTTAATTTGTGCCGCTACTGGACCTATATTTGAAAATGCTTGTGCCACACCATTAATTTCAATTGAAGGAATTACAGCAGTAGCACCTGTGTTAATGAAGATTCTACATTTTCTCAAACGTTGTGTATCAGTGTTTAGATTAGTAAAGTTAGCAACAAGAGCACCGCTTGGCTGATTCCAATAAACGTTTTGTGTTGCACTTGTATCAATATCATAAGTTCCAGTTGTTACATTTGTGTATAATGTAACTTCTTGAGCACCTGGAAATGCTCTAAATTCTTTTTCAAGCGTAACAGGACTTCCAATAGTAAATGGTTGAGCCGCATTAGAACTGTTAATAAGTTTACCAGTTGCGTCAGCACCTACGCCACTGTTAAATGCAATTACACCAGTTCCATTAACAGCAACGCTTGTATCAGATGCTATCGTTAATGCACCTGTCTTGTTAATATCAGCATTTACTTCACCAACAATTTGATTGTTTGCCACATCAACAAGCAACGTTGTTGCGTCTGTACCGTACACTGGAGATTGTACAGAAAAGGCTGTAATTGCTCCTCCAGTAATAACACCTGTTTGATCAGTAAAGTAACTTGCTTCTAAATTAGCAGTAGCAATGTTAGCATTATTAATTTCACCAAAGATAACGCCGTTGTTATCGATAACTATAGTCGAGTCTGGACCGTATACTGAACCTGTTAAGTCACCAACAAATCCACCAGTTCCGAAGATAACTGTGTTTACTGGTGAATTAATATTAATACCACTTACGGCAGAAAATGTTAAAGTTCCACCTGAATTAATAAGTGTATTACCAAAATCACTATATAACTCTAAGTCCTGCCCTGAATCTATAGTTAGATTTCGAGGATTCTCAGATCGTATAGTGAAATTACTACTGGAAGTTATAATACTGCCATTTATATTAATGTCGTCTACATCTAATTCTGCAAGTGTAGCAGTGTTGTTTATACTGTCAATAATTGCTGTGCTGTCATCTCCAAACACTGAACCCTTAACATCACCTGTTACATTACCTGTTAGGTTACCGTCAACTGTTCCTTGTAGATGTCCGTGGAATGTGTTAGCATATACATTGTCATATGGCTCACTGCCTCTACCGATATCGTTTACACCTAATGGTGCAAGGTCACGTGTTCTTAATGTACCTACTGCACTTTCAGTTCTTAGTACAGGATTATTTGTAATTTCTAAAATTTCGTAATATGCTTGAAGTTCGAGTGTAATAGTTCCTGTATTACCAGTAATAGCATATACAACTCTGTATTGACCTCCTGAAGCACTTGTTTCATTATACAAGTTTGACACTTCATATGGAATACCAGCAACACCACTTACTGTATCAACTGTGTCCCAAGTTACACCATTAAATCTTTGTATTGTTGCTGATACGGCTGTCGCTGTTGTACCGCTATCTAACTGATAACCGATTGTGTAATTTAAGTAACCTTGTGCAGGTTGACTTGTAAAATTGTGTGTGATTGTTGTTGTATTTGTTGTAGTAGATCTATTAACAACTTTTAATTTAAGTGCATCACCTATTGTACCTGTACCTTCAAGTGTACTATCAAATGTTGCAAAACCATCTTGTGTTGCACTCTGCACATCTCCTACTTCAAGGTCTTCCATGAATAACTTGTTAGTAGTAATTGCATTTCTGGTTGTTACACTATGTAGCGTATCTATTTCTGCAACAGCAAATGATCCAATTTCAATTTCATTTGCATTTTTTCTTGTAAGTGTAATACCGCCTGCCGCACTAAAATCAACACCTGTAGTTGCCGCGTTTACATCTGTAAGTTCTACTCTTGTAGTTCCTGGTGGTACATCTAAACTATAATCAACATCAATCATCATTACATCATTACCAGTTGATGTAGTAATTGTTCCACCTTGATCTGTATTATCGTGTGAATGATACCAGAACGTATTAGGTGCTGAATCATTTAGTTCCAGAACTATTTTTCTATTTGTTGTAGTTGTAAATTGTAATCTATAATCTGCTTTAGAAACAGCAACATCATCTATATAATATGTAACACCTGTAGCATATTCATCTCCGGTAATTGCACCACTTACTGAACCGTCCTCAGTATTAGAAAATGTCATTGGATGGTTATAACCACCAAAGCCGGCATTTGATGCATCACTTTGATCAAATGTGTAGGTATGTCCTTTTACAAGTGTAATTGCTTTTCTTTCTATACCGTCAAGATAATATGCACCTGTGATTTGGCCTGTTCCTGTGTGTACTCCTACAGTGACAGCAATAGTTCCGCCTGGTGCAACAGTTGGTACATTCCAACTTACACCATCACCTCGTCTAATGCTAAGACTGTCTTGTACTGAATCTGCCTCTAAAGTGAACTCAAGAGTACTTCCATCAGATGAATAAAGTTTAATAAATCTAAATATATCGTGTATTGCTGTCGGCATAGCCAGTATTTTTCCTATCGTTATATGTATTTATTAAATACCGTATGCTGATAATTGGTAACGGAGAAAGCCGAAAAGGTATTAAAATAGACAACCTAAACTGCGTTAAGGTAGGTTGTAATGCTATTTTTCGCGAAGCAAAAGTACGTCATATTGTTGCTTGTGATAGACGTATGGTCACAGAAATTATAAAAAAATATGTTAATTTAAAATCAGGTGTTTGGACAAGACCAGATTGGAAGGAAGACTTTGGCGGACATCACAATGTAAATTCGGTTCCAGGTCTTTGGTATAGCAGTGATGCTAAACATGATCAACCGTTTCATTGGGGTAGTGGTCCTTATGCTGTTTATATTGGGTGTTTATTATCTAATGAGAATGATACTATTGATTTATTAGGTTTTGATTTACATAGCAAATCTAACACTGTGAATAATATTTACAAGGGAACACCTAATTACGATAGTGCAGATTCTCGTGCAGTAGATCCGAGTTTTTGGATTCATCAAATTTCAAAATTATTTGATCACTTTCCTAACAAACAATTTAGAATCTTTAATGAAGAGTCTTGGGAGATGCCAGACAGTTGGAAAAAGGAAAACGTATCATTTTTTAACTTGACACAGTTTAAAGAGATGTTAAAATATAGTGATGTATAACCAAGAAAACCTATCCTTATTTCCTACACTTGTAAGTGCATTTGATTTAAATGGACACAGTGAAATTGAAAAGTGTTTAGAAATAATTGACAAATATGAAACTGGAGATCACGGTTTAATTATCGGAGGCAAAAGCAGTTTTATAAATGGTGACGAAGAATTTTTATTCAATCCAGAACTAAAAAAGTTAAGAGCAGATATACAAAATTGTATTGATTTATACTGTAAAGATGCAGGACTTGAAGAAAGTATTTTAGGTACAAGTTGGTTTAATGTATTAGGAAAAGACGGGCAAGTAGATAAACATAGGCATGAAGGTAGTGTTATAAGTGGAGCATTTTATCCATATGTTGACGAAGGAAGTTGTCCATTAATTTTTGAATCTCCATTACGTCCATTACGCATGAACGATGTCTTCGAAAATCAAAATCCATATAGCAGTTACTTTGCAAGTTGTAGACCACGTACAGGATTGCTATTAATATTTCCAAGTTGGTTAGAGCATAGAACAGATCCAAATCCAACTGAAAAACGAATTACAGTAAGTTTTAATACAATGCGTAAAAAACTTATTCCTTTGGTTGCCGCCAAAATGCATCATTATGGTCATTTACCGGTTGACAAAGAATAATAAATTCTGTATAATATACAGAATAAAAGGACTTGGCGTCAACCCTTCTAATTCTGCCGCCGTTATTAGTAGGAGATAATAATGGGAAAACATTATAGTACAAAACATTACGGACACAACATTGGGTTGAGTGCTGTCTTTAGACAACCAAACGCAGATCATTCACATTGTCATCTGCTTCATGGTTATTCATTAGCATTTACATTTACATTTGGTTGTGATGAATTGGATAACAAAAACTGGGCAGTAGACTTTGGAGGACTAAAACCTTTAAAGGCTTGGTTAGAAGATAACTTTGATCACAAACTGTGTGTTGATATTAATGATCCGCACAAACAAGACTTTTATGATCTACAAGATAAAGACTTGTGTGAGGTAAGAGAGTTTGACGGTGTTGGTGCAGAGAAATTTGCCGAACACGCATTTAACTTTGCAGACAAACTTATTAGAGAAGCAACAGATAATCGTTGTTATTGTGTCAAGGTTGAGTGTGCAGAACACGGTGCTAATTCAGCAATCTACGAAGGATAAGAAATGAAAAACTATGTTGTGTGCCTTAAGTGGGGCGACAAGTATAGTTCAGATTATGTTAACGTGTTAGCCAATATGGTTGCACGTAATACAACAGTTCCTTACGAATTTGTTTGTTTTACAGATAATTCAAATGGCATACAGTCTGGAATAAGAGTTTTGCCATTACCTAAACTACCTGTTCAAGGTTGGTGGTATAAACCTTATTTTTTTAATCCAGATTTATCTATCAATGGAAATATTCTTTACTTTGATCTTGATGTTATTATTTTTAATAACATTGATAATCTGTTTACATACAATGAAGACAAGTTCTGTATCATTCGTGATTTCAATAGACATCTTAGAAGCGACTGGAAAAAGATGAACTCAAGTGTGTTTAGATTTAAAAGCGGTACACAGAATCATGTATGGACTACATTTGTAGAACAACAGTTTATTGCTACAAAAAGAATGCACGGAGATCAAGATTGGATTTATAGTCAAATAAGAAACAATTGGTGTTTTTGGCCAGAAGAATGGATTCAAAGTTACAAATGGGAAATGAGAGGAAAACCACAAATGACTCGAATCAATGGTGTAAGAAACTTTACTATTCCGGGTGAACCTAAAATTAAACCAACAACTTCTGTTGCTGTATTTCATGGAGAGCCTCACCCACATAATTGTGTTGATCAGTGGTGTAAGGATAACTGGAAATGAAACACTTTATATTCGACGTTGACGGCACAATAACACCAAGTAGACGAAATATAGATCCAGACTTTAAAAAGTTCTTTAATAATTTTTGTATTAAAAATAAAGTATCATTAGTTACAGGAAGTGATAAAGAAAAAACAGTAGAACAGATAGGCAACGACACTTACAATCTTTGCTGGAGAGTATATAACTGTAATGGATCCGATATTTGGCAAAGCAAAAAAAACATTTTTAAAGATTATTGGGTATTACCAAAAGATGTAGAAGAATGGCTATCTGGGTTTCTTACAGAAAGTAAGTTTGTTTTACGTACAGGATTACATTTTGAACATCGCACAGGTATGTGTAATTTCAGTATCGTAGGACGTAATGCAACATTAGGCGAACGTATGCTTTATGTTAAATTTGATAAAGAACATAACGAGCGTAATCGAATTGCTGATATGCTTAATGTAAGGTTTCCAAATGTTAATGCAAAAGTCGGAGGCGAGACAGGTATTGATATTTCCAAAAAGCACAGCGATAAATCACAGATTCTAAAATATTTTGATGACGGAGAAGAACTGCATTTTTTTGGTGATGCAATGCACAAGGAAGGCAATGACTATCCGTTAAAGAAAGTAATACTTGACAAAGGTAGAGGTTTTTGTTATACTATAAAAGACTATAAAGAAACTTGGGATATATTAAAAGATTATGACTAAACGTATAGGTTTTGCCTGCAAGTATATGCACCCTGATCAGACTCAGAAGAAGAAACTTCTCGAGGAGATACAGCGTCCTTTAAACACAAGAAGCACAACTGTTGCATGGCTAAACAGACAAACCAAAGAAGTTGCAGAAGAACGACTGTGGGATATTATGGTACATAATATCAAGTCATATGAGAACTTGATTAGATACGTAGGGAGTTTACCACATGAATTACGAATGGTTAGATTGGGCAGTGATGTCCTTCCTGTATACACTGAGCCTACTTGGTGCTATTACTGGAAACTACCTGACGTGGTCAAGTATTGCGAAACACATTTCGCAAGGGTCGGCGAAGTTGCAAGAGAACTTGATGTTAGGCTTAGTATGCATCCTGGTCAGTTTACTGTGTTGGCATCTGACAACGAAGATATAGTAAATAGAAGTATAGAGGAGTTTGAATACCATGTTGACGTCATTAGGTGGATGGGTTACGGCAAGAATTGGCAAGACTTCAAGTGTAACGTCCACATCGCAGGACGAAGAGGTCCAGCCGGTATCATCGACGTCCTTCCAAGACTCACTCCAGAAGCACGAAACTGTATTACTATTGAGAACGACGAACTATCGTGGGGCATTGATGCCAGTCTCGAACTTGCCTCCCACGTCGCACTCGTTCTTGACATACACCACCACTGGGTCAATTGTGGAGAATACATATTACCCACCGACGATAGATTTGCTCGTATAGTTGACAGTTGGCGTGGTGTAAGGCCTGTAATACATTATTCTGTTTCACGTGAAGATTATCTTGTAGACTTTGATAATACTATATTACCTAATAGAGATATGCTGTTAGAACAAGGTTACAAGAAAGCAAAACTACGTGCCCACTCAGATTTTATGTGGAATACAGCAGTTAACGACTGGGCATTATCATTCCGAGACTATGCAGATATTATGGTCGAATCTAAAGCAAAAAACCTCGCCAGTGAAAAACTGTACAAATACTGGCTAAATACTGTATGCGATTTAAACAATTCAAAAGTTGTGAAAGAACACGCTCAAGAACTTGTCAGTGCGAAAGCCTGAAAAGAATAGTCGAAGCAGAACAGGCAGTTACGGCTGTATGTAACTTAGTTCATTCAGACTCTGTCAAAGGCACTATCTTATTCATGCAAAAGCCAGGCACTGCTACACTTATAAAGGGTAGAATAACTGGTTTAAGTGAAGGACTTCATGGATTTCATGTTCATGAATACGGTGACCTATCCAATGGTTGTGAAAGTGCCGGAGGCCATTACAACCCCGATAGTGTGGAGCATGGCGATCTTGAAAACGGCCATGTTGGTGACTTGGGCAATGTTGAAGCAAACTCAGACGGGATCGCTGAGTTTACAATCAAAGCAGATAGAATTGATTTAATAGGTGAACGAAGCATTGTAGGCAGAGCAATAGTCATACATGAAAACAAAGATGATCTCGGCAAAGGCGGAGATGACGAATCTTTAAAAACCGGAAACGCAGGCGATAGACTCGCTTGTGGGGTAATTACTCTTACCAAAGGAGAATAAAGTGTTAAATTGGATTAAAAGTATTTTCGGAATGGGTGAAGAAAAAACTCAAAAACTTTCTGATCACATAGCGAAAAAGAAACCGTTAGTTCTTATACCTTCTAAGGCTGAACTCAATAAAATGACAAAAAGCAAATTAGAAGCAATGGGAAGAAAGAACGGTATTGAACTTGATAAACGACTTACTAAAGATAAGTTAGTTAATCAACTTCATAAACATATGAAGTCACTAAACAAATAGGAGCAAAAATATGTTAGATAAATTTAAAGGTTGGGTGTCAAAACGTTTCACAGAAAGAACTTCTTGGGACGGTGCGGCTCTTATTGCATTAGGCATTGTTGTGCTTATTGCTAAACCATTAGCAGGTATTTTAGCCTATGCGGCAATCGCATACGGTGCCTGGACTATTTGGAAATCAGAATAATTTACAACTGATCGATAGTTACTAAAACATCAGCCGTTGTGTTCAGTTTGCGTCTTTGTTCGACGCCTTTCTTTTGTGCAAATCGTTTAGGATCGCACTCTGGACACACATGGTTGTACGAATTATCTAATCTTTTAGAATCTACTTGTCCTTTGTCACGCTTAAATTCTAAGTGACAATTATCACATTCAAAAATCACAACTGTCTTTACACGCTTGTAAGGATGATTCTTTCCTTTTTTAGACTTCCTTATATACCACTTTACTTCTTGTTCTGTTCTTATAAACATAAAAGTATTTACCTGTTTACATTCGGATTACAAAAAATTGAATAAATACATAGGAGAAAGAAGTATGACGGATATAGTAAAACTAACACCAAGTGCTGTTGAACATATGAATTCTATGCTTGTAGAACATAAAAAACCAATAGTACGTTTAAGTTTAAAAGGTGGTGGGTGTGCTGGATTTAAATATGACTGGTCTTTAGATGATAGTAAAGAGTTTGATGATGAAGTTATTAAACTTGACAAGGGTGAATTTGCTATGGACAGTGCCAGTATCATGTATTTAATAGGTAGCACTATAGACTATAAAAAAGAAGTATTCGGATCATACTTTACAATAGAAAACCCTGCTTCAACGTCAAGTTGCGGTTGTGGTGAGTCAATAGGATTTTAGGGGTAATATATGCCAAAACAGAGTATTAACATCGGTGTTGAAGGTAATGACGCAACCGGCGATAGTATAAGAGATGCGTTTAATAAAACCAATGAGAACTTTTCCGAACTTTATGCAGTGTTCGGCCAAGGTGGTACAATTAGATTTACTGCACTTTCAGATACACCAGACGAATTAGGCGCAAACAAAATTCCAGTTTCAAACGATAGTGGTTCTGCACTATTAATGAAGAACGTTGTAGGTGGTCCGGGTATTTTAATTGACAACACTGATCCATCTGAACTTGTTATTACAAACAGTGGTGGACAAATTAGTCAAGATTTACAACCACGTCTTGGTGGATTTTTAGATGGACACGGAAACTACACCCTTGGTAATATCGGTCCTATTAATGATGCTTCAGCAACGGCATTTAATACTACACATAGTACACAAATTCAAGTACACGATCTTGTTGGAGATAAAAAATATAACGATGTAAGTTATCAAAAAAGATTTACAGCAAACAGAATGAGATCAGAGCCGGTAGACGGTACTGAATATACATTAACTATTGGAAGTTTTATTAATAATAACTTAATCATTACTGGTCATGGATATGATCATAATATTAATGGAACACCATTTAGATATGAAGTTAGTGGCGGCAGTGCGGCACCTGAACTTACAAATAATCAAGTTTACTATGTTAGATTTGTAAATGCAAATCAATTAAGTTTACATAATTCTCCTGCTGATGCTATTGCAGGAACAAGTAAAGTTTCTGCTAACCAAGGCGCGGCTGGTAACCCAGGTGGAACACATACTTTAGTTGATAATGATTACAACACCAGCCTTTATGGATCATATCTAAGCACAGAAGCATTACCAAGAAGTGCTACAGTACGTAGACAAGGTGATGACATGACAGGTCCTTTATACCTACATGACCATCCAGGTAACTTATCAGGCAGTGGTACACCAAACGATATTGACGACTTACAAGCGGCTTCAAAATTTTATGTTGATAATTCAAGTTTTACAAGTATTGTTGATTTATATGTTAGAACAAACGGTGATGACGAACAAACTTTTTCGCCTGTAGGTAAAGAAGGTCGTTCATTACAATTTGCATACAAAACAATTGGTAAGGCTTGTGAAAAAGCAGAAGAATTAATTCTAACTGCTCCGCTTGAACCAGGTGCATATGTACAAACTGTTACTTACAATGATGGAGCATCTAACTCTACTATTGATTCATTAGGTATTACATCAGTACATACAGATGGTATTCCGGCGGCTACTTTGCTTAGAGCAAACAAAGCATTTATTCAAAAAGAAATTGTTGCATATATTAATCAAACATATCCTAACTTTCAATACAATCAAGCAATATGTGAAAGAGATATGGGTTATATTGTTGAAGGTCTTGCAATTGATATTGAAAACGGACTTAATGCAAACTTCCAAGCAATTCAAGTAGGTAAAAGATATTATAGTTCAGTATCAGGACAAATTGCAAGAACTACACAATTAAGTGAAACACTTGCTGGTATCAACTACGGTAAAACAATTATTAATATTATTTTACAGAATGGCACTGTAACACCTATTAGAAATGATGACGGTATTACACAGGTCATTGATACAGGCCAAGTAGTAACATCAACTGTAAGAAATGCTGTTCTTGCAAAAATTGATGTATCAACAAACATTATTGAAAATGGTTTAGGTACACTTGACACTACAACACTAATTGAAGGTTCAACAATTACATTAACTGTATCAAATGGTGGACAGGGTTATGTTGATCAAGGTGCTCCAAACAATGTTGATATTTTACCAGGTAAAATTTTAAGAGGTAAAACATCAGGTGCGTTAGGTAGAATTGTAAAATACACCCGTGGCGCAAACGAAGATGACATTCGTGTATTTCTAATTGAGCCAAAAACATTTGTTGCTGAAGAAGAGTTTGAATATGGTAACTTTACTAATACAACACAAATTTGTATTCATGTAGAGTCAGGAATTTTCTATGAAGACTTCCCAATCAAACTTCCTGCTAACTGTTCTATTAAAGGTACAGACTTTAGACGTTGTCAAATTCGACCTAAGAAAAGAGCATCACAGTCTAAATGGATTGACACATATTTCTACAGAGATTCAAACTTTGATGGCTTAGAATTATTACCAACAAATAATCCTAATGCTGTAGCGATTGTTGAAGCAAACAAAGAATTTATCAAAGACGAAACAATACAATTTATCACAAATGAAATTGCAGGAGCAACTCCAGGAAGCATTTGGGAAAACTTTACATACAACGAAGCCAAGTGTGAACGTGATGTAGGAATTATTCTTGATGGTATTGCACACGATTTAAAATATAACGGTAATGCTAAAACTTATGAGAATGCCGCAAAATATTATGTTGGAACACAAAGTTTAATTAATGGACAAGAAGCACAAACAGCGGCCGCGAATGCATTTACAAGAGACCTTGTAGTAAACACAATTTTACCACAGGCCGCATACACACCATTACAAACTGTAACAAGTCAAACAACAGGTTTAAGTGCATCTGAATCAGGAACAGATACAACAGTAACAACATTAATGAATTATATTATTGATGTTATTACTAACGGTCTTGCAAATCTACCAGACTTAGTAGATCCACGTTATGGTTACCATTATACTGTTGATCCAACTAAACCTGTTAATCAAGGCAGTGATGGTGCAAGTAACCCAGGTAATTTCCCAGGAGCGGCTGAACTATTACAACTTAACAAAGCATTTGTTGTAGAAGAAACTATTGCTTATATTAATAACACATATCCTGCACTAACTTACAACGAAAGCAAGTGTCGTAGAGATACAGGACTAATTGTTGACGGTTTAGTTAGTGACTTAACAGATGGTGGCAGAGCAAGTTCTCTTGCTAACCAAGCGGCATACTATGTAGGTGCTGTAAGCGGCCAAGAAACAGAAACAGCAGATGCCATTAATTATATTAAAACTATTGGTGCGGCAGTATTAGCAAAAACACCTTTTGGTGCAAGTCTACAAAGTACTGTAGCACAAAATACAACAGCAAGTGCAACAGCAGAAACAAACGCACAAACAAATCATGATGCATTGATTGATTGTGTTAAATTTGCGTTTGATGCAAACTTTAATCCACCTAAGAACAACGATCAAATTGATGTGTTCATGATGAATGATTCAAACAGAATTATGAACGTAACAATGCAAGGTCATGGTGGCTTTGCTCAAGTACTTGATCCAGATGGACAGATTCTAATTAAATCACCATATGTACAGGTTTGTGGATCGTTTAGTAGATCACAAAACAAACAAGTATTCTCAGGTGGTATGTATATTGATAACTTTGTATCAAACTTAACAATGACAGTTATCAGTAAAGATGATCCATTTACACTTAACGTATCAAGTGGTGTTGGTAGTGGTTTAAGAAAACGTAGACCAGAAACACCATGTCCGTTTTATATTCAAGGTGTACGTTATCAAGTTGATGCTGTTACAAATTATGACCAAGCGGCAGGTACTGCAACACTATTCCTAAATCCAACATCAGGTAATGGAAACGGATTTACATTTGCAGACTTTACAGATATTGTATTACAGTCTGCTGGTAACACTTCAATGTTGGCAAACGACTACACACAGGTTAACGACTTAGGTTATGGTATTGTTGTTAACAATGGTGCATTAACAGAACAAGTTTCGACATTTACATATTACTGTCATGCGGCATATATGGCAAACAATGGTTCACAGATTAGATCACTAAACGGATCTAACTCAAATGGTAACTATGGTTTGGTTGCGGCAGGATCAGATCCAAACGAAGTTATTGACCAAATTACTCTTGTTGAAAAAATGGTTCAGACTGCTCGTGTTTATGACGACGGTGTTTCTATTATCAACGAAGCGGCAAAGAATATTGTTTATGTGTATGATGTTGATTATATTCCAACTAACATTTCAGAAATTGAAATTGACCATGGTGGCACAACCGGTATTATTAGATACGAAGTAGCAAGTATTCAAAATACTTCAGAAACACCTGTAGCAGGTGCTTCAAGAAATGGAAACATTTACAAACTAAACATTTCGGGTAACGAAGGTTTAGCGACAGCACTAACTAATAATCAAAAAGTTGTTATTAGACAATTACAAAATTTTGTATTTGATGACATAATTACAACGGCAGTTATTAGACCTTCAACTGCTATTGTGTTTGACGAACAAGATGATTACACTTATAGAACTATTGCGTTTAACGGAACAGATGCTGTTGGTACTGCACTTCCAGGTGCTAATCAAAGATTAATTACTTTTGATGCAAACTACGATTACATTAGATTGATAGTTGATCAGTCCGAAGTTAATAATAGTGCATTTGCAGGTTCTGGTACAACACATGGTGGAACAGTAGGCGATACTGTAATTGCTGTTACAAAACTTACTGAACAATCAGAAATTAATAGACTTAACAATGGAGATATGATTTTTGGTTGGGATGGTAAGATTCATAGAATTCTAAGTTATGCAGATAGAGGAACATTTGGTACTATTGAAATTGAAGACGTTAATGATATCAACGACGCGGCTTTAGGTGATAGTATTGTTGCCGCAGGATTGAATAGTGTGGTAGCAAGTTCAGATGCAATTACTTTACGTGTAGGTCTTGCAAATGGTGAGAACGCAGGACTAACAGTTAACATTTCAGTATGTAGAGCAACTGGACACGATTTCAATGATATTGGTTCAGGCGGATTTAATACAAGTAACTATCCAAGTAAAATTTACGGTGCTCCACAAGAACCGATTCAAGCACACGAAGTAGAAGAACGTGATAAAGGTAGAGTGTTCTATGTATCAACTGACCAAGATGGTTTCTTCCGTGTAGGTAGATTCTTTACAGTTGACCAAGGTACTGGACGAGTTACATTTGCGGCTTCAATTGCATTGAGTAACTTGGATGGTATTGGTTTCAAACGTGGTGTTGTTATTACTGAGTTCTCAAGTGATGATGCTATGACAGATAATGCTGTTGACTCAGTACCAACTGAATCAGCAGTACGTGGTTACGTTAACAGACGTATGCACATTGATCAAAATTCACAGTTAGTAACTAATCCAATAGGTTCAGGGTTCTTAGCACTTGACGGAGCAACAACACCAAGTGCAAATATTAGTTGGGGTAATTATAACATTACAGCATTAGGAGATCCAGGTGATCCATTTGATGCTACTAACAAACGTTACGTAGATGGCAGAACACCGTTTGGTGATTCTCTAATGTATGGAACTGGTACTAACGGTACAAGAGAAAATAATGATATTATTATTTGGACAGGTTCTAATTGGGACACTGCTACACCAACTGGTTACTTTGAATTTACTTACAATGCCGTAGATAAGACTGTAGCAACAGGTATTGCTGACGGCAGTATTGTTAACGCTGATGTAAATGCTGGCGCACAAATTGCACAAAGTAAACTTAATATGCAGGCCGCAGGTACAAGAGCAACTGCCGCAGGTGTTACACAAGGTAATTTAGGTCTTGCGGTATTCGACAGTGTAGTATTCAGCAGTAACAACGGCTTTATTAGTATTGACGATGGCCAACTGCCAATTGAAAAACTTGCTAACATTCCAGATGATTCTGTAATTGGTAGAGCACAAGGCGATAGTGCAACAGGAGATGTAAGTGCTATTCCTTTCTCAACTATTGTTAATTCAGGTGGTACATTTACAACTATTGGTGCTCCAGACGCTATTGTTAAAACACACACAGATGGTTCAATTAACGTTCAAGCATTAGAAGTAGATAGTGCAAGAATTATTGATACATCAGGTACAACTGTAAACTTTACAAACCCTGGTACAACACTATTCTTAAGTTCACAAACAACTGGTGGTGGAATTACTAATAACAATATGATTGGTAATTTAAATATCGGAAATGCAAAAGCCGCTGAAAGTAACTTCCAAGCAAACAGTTCATTGGCAGGTGAAAACTATATGGCCGCTGATTGGACTTACACTTCATTTATTGAAGCGCCAGGAGAAGGCGATGCAAATTCAACTGGTATAGGTATTGGAGCAAACAACGGATTTACATCAGCAGATCAAGTTGGTGTTATTACTGGTGGTACTGCGAGAGTTATTGTAACAAACAGTGCTATGATACCTGGAGACACTGATGTATATGATTTAGGTAGTACACTAAAACGTTTCCAAAATGTATATGCAATTTCAACAAGTGCTCAGGCAAACACAGCATTATACGCTGACTTGGCAGAGAATTATCTTGCAGATGCTACGTACGAAGTAGGTAGTGTTTTAATATTTGGTGGCGAACAAGAAGTTACTGTTACACGAATGAAAGACGATACAAGAGTAGCAGGTGTTGTTTCAGAGAAACCAGGTTACTTAATGAACGCAGGTGCAGAGGGCGATTTTGTTACAGCGATTGCATTACAGGGTAGAGTACCTGTAAATGTTGTTGGTATTGTTAAGAAAGGTGACTTGTTAGTAACAGCAAGTGTTCCAGGTTATGCAATAGTAAACAATAGTGCAAAAGTTGGAACTGTAATTGGTAAAGCATTACAAGCCAAAGACGATCCCGGATACGGCACAATTGAAGCAGTGGTAGGGAGAGTATAATGGCACAGAGAATTATAAACATTGGTTCAAGTGCAAACAAAGGAGACGGAGATCCAATCCGTACAGCGTTTGGCAAAGTCAATGACAACTTTACAGAACTGTATGGAAAAGTAACTGTATTAGAACAAGGTCAAGTTGTAGTTAATCAAGACGTGCAAGGTGATTTGTTTGGAGACGATAGTTCTAAAGCGTACGACTCAGCAACTGGAACATTTTACGGAAAGTTTGTTGGTGATTTAAAAGGTACTATTGCCGCAGATGATTCAACAGTGCTAATTGATGGTCCAGCAGGCACTATAAATGCAAGTGCTTTGACAGGTGCTCTACCAGCAATAGACGGTAGTGCTTTAACTGGTGTCGCAAGTGCATTTAGCGACTTGACAGGAACGCCAACTACAATAGCAGGTTATGGTATTACTGATGCTTACACAAAAACAGAAGTTGATAATGCTATTACAAGTTCAGTATTACCAGCAGGATCAACACAATCAATTGATATTGTTGCTGGTGATAGCACATTACTTGTTGACAGTGTTAACGGCACACTAAACGCAACTGCACTTACAGGTGCTTTACCAGCAATAGATGGTAGTGCGTTGACTGGTATTACAGCAACAGAAACAGACACACTTGCTACTGTAACAGCACGTGGTGCTACTGCAACTGCTAATATCAGTATTACAGGCACAATTGATGCTACTGATCTAATTACATCAGACACTGGATTAAGAACAACAGGTGCAGACGGTGTTTATTCAACAAATGATATTGAAACAGGTGGCAGTTACAAATTTGAAGGAACATCGTTTGCAACTACACTATCTAAAACAGAACCGACAGCGGCAAGAACAATTACATTCCCAGATGCTACTGGTACAGTGGCACTAACAAGTGATATTCCTACAGCCATTAATGACCTTACAGATGTTGATACAACAACTATAGCACCAAGCAGAAGTATGCAACCTTTGATTTGGGACGACATAGATAATAACTGGTATCCAGGAAACGGCATAAGCCTTACTACTAATCTTACAATGGAAGATAATAGTTTTATTATGCTTCGTGAAAATGCTTACATAAATTTTGAAGGCTCAAGCACAGATGGATTTGATACAAAATTAGACGTTGTTAATCCAACAGCAAACAGAACTGTAAGATTACCAGACGCAGATGGCACACTTGCACTAACAAGTGATATTCCAAGTGGACCTGCTTTAGAAGGATCAAGTTTACAACCAGCAGACGAAACATCACTCTCAACACAAGGCACTACACTTGAGTTATCAGGTGGTGACTCGACAGGCTTAAACAGCGACGGTGGTGATCTTAC